TCATCTCCACTACCACCTTCTAATGTTATACCTGCACCGTTGACTACAGCAGATGTGCTGTTACCACTGTCAAGTACAATGTTGTGGTCGTTTAGATTTACAGTAGTAGAGTTTACTGTGGTTGTTGTTCCTGATACAGTGAGGTTTCCTGCGAGTGTTACGTTAGCACCACTGAACGTCATGGCAGTAGTCGGTGTAGAACCTGACTGAATAACTAGCTCACCACTAGAGTTGTTAAAGTTACCAAAGGTTGTGCCACCGTCTTTGAGTGTAACATCTCCACCATCTGCATCTAGTATGATGTCTGTTGTGGCATCTAGTGTTATTGTAGAGCCTGAGTCTATTTCTGCTATGACTGGAGTTGTTAGTGTCTTGTTTGTAAGTGTGTCTGTAGTAGTTCTACCTACAATGGTATCTGTTGTAGCAGGTAGTGTTAATGTAGTATTACCAGAAAAGTCTGAGTGTGCAGGAGCTTGTAGTTGAGCGTAGTGTGCATTACTAGACTCACAATAAAATCTTACATACGACTGCGCTCCTGAGTTCTTTATAGAGATAGCTCCTGATTGCATATCAATACCATTTGAGCCATCTATTCGTACAACACCAGTTCCGTTTGGTGTTAGAGCAATGTTACCGTTTGATGTTGATACAAGACCGTTGCCATTTACATCTAAGTCACCACCTAACTGTGGAGTTGTATCCTCTACAACATTTGATAGAGCTACACCACCAACAGCCAAACCTGATACGATTGTGCTACGTGTTATCTTCTTCAGTCCACCACCTGATGTGTCTACAGCTAGGAAGACATCATCATTAGCCACTGTGGATATTTCACTCAAGTCACCTACAGCAGTAGGATTAAAGTTTGTACCATCAGCTATAAGCAAATGCCCTGATGTGTTTGTGTTCATTACAAGGTCATCACCTGTTATGGTCAAGTCCCCTGCAACAGTTAAGTTCTGACTTGCATCAACAGTCAAGGCAGTTGTGCCACCTGTTGCTACAGTGATAACGTCAGAGCCTGAAAATGTTATGCTTGTGTTGCTGTCTGCATCACCTGCAACACTGTCTACCTGTATGCTACCTACGTTTGTTATGTTGTTGTCATTGAAAGATGTAGCACCTAGAGACACTGTGCCTGTGGCTGTAAGATTGCTAGAGCCAACATCTATGTTACCAAAGCCTGATGATATAGCACCACTGTCAAGTGTGCCTATTGTTGTAACATTAGATAAGGTATCAAGTACAGACTCAAAGTATGTCTCAAAGTCTGTCATGGCAACCTGCTTCATAGTGCCATCGTCATTTACTATGAGCCTGTCTGCATCTACAAGAGTTGTGGATGTGGCAGATGTGCTACCGTCTACAATGTTGAGTTCTGTTGTTGTAGCAGTGACACCATCTATGAGGTTAATCTCAGTAGCCGTAGCTGTTACACCGTCAAGTATATTTAGTTCTGCAGCCGTAGATGTTATTGCAGTGCCACCTAGTGTGATTGACCCTGATACATCTAAGTTACCATTTAGGTCAACCGTTGTGGCTGCAAGTTGTATCTCTGTGTCAGCTACAAGGTCTAGCTGTCCGTCAGCACTAGAGTTGATGTAGATGGCTGTGTCACGAAATTGTAGTTTTTCTGTGGACGCTACAAGTATATCATCAGAGAACTCAAAGTAGTCCTCGTCTTCCATCCACTTGAGTACACCGTCAGATGTCTCTCCGTCAAAAGTTACTGTTATATCTGTTCCTGCTGTACCTGCACCAAAAGTAAGTGTGTTACCTAGTAGCTTGGTAATAGGTCCACCTTCAGCAGATGTACCATCGTGTGTGTGTCCTGTTCCTGATGCAAAAGCTGCTAATAACTGATTGAACTCGTCATTAGTGTGGGCAGCCGTAATAACATCACCGTCAGAATATGAAGACTGTCTTGTGTATGTTGCTCCCATTTATCTTCTTGCTCCTATTTGATATTCCAATTGAAATCCTTTTAACGAGTACGGTGCTGTTTCTCCACCATCATTTACTCTTAGTGCCACAGCAAATCCTGAACCTTCTACCGATTGTCTAAACAGTGGCTGTGATGCACCACCATATGTACCAAAACTACTAGAGGAACTACCATATGTTGTAGTGCCATATACCGCTGCTATATCTCCTGAATCTAACGCATAAGCTGAAGGTCTTGGAGAATCCTTTGACTCATAATCGTATCTCAAAAATAAGTCTGCATCTATAGTTGACTCTGGTGCAAAGTTTACAATAACACGATGCATATGTTTTCTTATACCTGCATCTCCGAATGTCATGTCTGGGCTTCTATACTTTGCTAATATAGCAGTGCCATCAAACGTATTGCCTTGTTCTTGCCTATATACATAACCGTTAGCAAAATCTCCATGTAACACTATGACATTACCTGCTTTAACAAAGCTATCTGTAGATGCAGGACGTATACCTCTTAATTCTGAAAACTCAAAAGACTGTCCTTTTAAAACGCATGCTACACCTTTTGTTGCATTTGCTGCAGTTCCTGTTTTAGTAAAAAATATTCTATACTGTGTTCTGTCAGGTATTACTACGCTTTGAAATTGTCCTGCATTTGCTAAATTCTCGTCAAACAAACTTTGTACATTAGAACTTATAGTGCCAAGTTCAACGTCACCAATTCTTGCTGTACCTGCGACTGTTCGTAAGCCATCAGGTCCTAAGAATATTAAGTCACCTGCAAATTCCTGTATCGTATCTCCGTTTATACAACCAATGTCTCTCGTTACGGCAGATATAGCAAAGTTACTTGATGATGTACCTGATAACTTAAATATTCTATTTTCACAAAAAACAAATAAATTGTCACGGAAAACTTTTAGTCCTGTTATAGTATCATCTACTTTTATACTTCCCCCACCACTACCACTTGAAAAATTGTCTTCATCAAATGGAACACTAAATACTAATGTCTGTGGTGTGCTAGACTTACCTGCGTAAAACATATGGCTTTGAAAAGCCGTTACAAACTTAGACCCTGCTACTGAACTTTCGCTTACATCTGTTGCAGACATTGATGCGTTAAAAAATGTAGGAGCGTTATTTCCGTCTACTACTATAAGTTTATTATTACCATCAAAGTTATAGCGTTCAAAACTATATGTACCTGCACTTGTTCTGCCAGTATCTCTTTCTGTCCAACTAGAGCCACCTGCTGTGGCACTGAATATCTTTTCACCTCTGGCTGCCACAACCAAGTCACCAAAGGTTGCTACCATTAATACTGGCTCACTTGAAGAACTTGTTTGCGGTACAATAGCACTCACATATTTACTAAAACCGTTTATTCTTCTGTAACCACCCTCAATGTCAGGTTCAAAGTTTTGTAGTTCTAGTGCTTCACCGGGTTGCATTAAGAATGTAGAACGGTTAAGAACCAAACCACCTTGGCAGTTAAATGCTGTGGGTGCAGTTTGTGATAAATCAGGCATTATCTAACCGTTGCTGTTGCAAAATAATTTGACGTTACAGTTGGATGTACAAGAACTGTTGACCTAACATACTCATATTTATTTACTAACAAGCTCTGCATATTTTTTATACCCTGCTCAAATCGTGCAAAGTTTAATTGATACTGAGATGTTTCCCCTCTGTACTGATATACAAATGCTGTAGCACCATCCACTATTACTGGAGAAAATCTGTCTGGTATACTTGGTGTATCACCATGTGCAGACAAATCAGATGTAAAGGTAAAGTAGTCGTATTTTAATGCATATGTTTTATCGGGAAAGGGATATAGTAAATAATTATTGTCAAGTGTTCGCACTACATGTGTAGGTATTCCTCCACTGTCAAACTGTGCTACTTGTGTACCATTGTCGTGTGTGGCTGCAGTTGTGCTGTTTGCTCCTCGTGTGCAACCTGTTAAAGTGTTTGTACTAATACCTGTGTATGTTATCTGTTCGTTTTCAATAAAAATAGTTCCTGCAGAGTCAAACCCTGTGGAACTTGTTAGGTCTATTTCTGTTTCAGTAGCATCCAATGCTTCTGCTAATGTTGTTGTTACTATTTCATCTTCTTGGTCAATAAACTTATCTACGTATTCATTATACTGTAATATACTTAAAGCATTACCTGCTGTTGCTAAGTCTTGGTCTTTTACTATTCTAAATGTATTATAGTCTACTGTTTTTGCATCTGTGGGTATAGAATATCTAACTGACCCTGATACAAGTGTTTCTGTTTTAGTTGAGTGATTAAATGGATAATTAAATTCTCTTTGATTAATATATCGTATTGACTCGTTGACTGCATTTTGAGCTTGTACCTGTATACCTCGTGCATTACTAAAATTAGAAGAAGTAAGTTGTACTTCATTTAACCTTGCTATTACACTATTTGTCAATGCTAAAAATGTTGCCATTATAAATTCCTAATAATAAAGTGGGGCAAGTTGCCCTGCCCCACCTAGACTATTTAAGCAAGGGTGTCACGGTCTACTTCATTAGCAGTCATGTCACCTGTGTCATCAACGTCCATGCATACAGCAAACATTCGGATTACACCGCCTGTTGTTGTACCTGTCATTGCTTGGATTTCAATGTCGATTGTGTCAGAAGTGCCACCAATAAGAACAGGAGTTTGTCCTGCCTTAAAAGCGTAGTCTCCGACAGAAGCTCCGTCAAAGTCGAAACCATCAACAAAGTTGTCCAAGTCCCCTCCAGTAATACCAAAGTCAAAATCAGTGTCGGTTGAAGTACCTGAGTGAGCAGTTGTTACTTCAAAACCTGCAGAGATAATGAGTGTATTAGCAGGAATAGTTAAACCCGGAATCACATCATTTGCAGCAAGGGCAGTACCCTTATCGCTTGCAGCTGTTGCAAAGTTCAGGTCAGCTTGAATCAAGTATGGCTGTCTTCCCCTAGCCATGCTACCTCTTTCTACAGAGGTTGTATTATCACCTAATGCCATAATTCAATCTCCTTCTATACGAGGTTGTACCGAGCGTTAACGAGAGCTTCAGGTCTCAAGATTTTTCTACCGTAAAGGTGCATACCCCTTACGATATCAGCAAATGAGTCTGGGTCTCGGTAAGTTTCAGTTTTGTTGATTTGTTCAGCAGTAGCGACTGCGGAGTCGTGTCCTGCAACAATAATTCCAAAGTTGGAAGAGTTAGTACCGCCAGTAGTAGCAGGTCCTGTTCCGATGGATGGTAGGTTGTTAGAAGAAAATACACGGAAACCATGTAGATTACCTATAACTTCGCCACTCCTAATTCCACCAGATTGTCCAAAGTCCTGATTGAATAGGCGAGAATCCTCGTCCTTCAATACTTCCATGAACACTGGGTCTACAACTAACCATCGACCTTGTGAATCAACATTTTGTTGGTCAAGTAGTCTAGCCATTCTAGCAATGACTGTTAATGGGAAAGTTGTACCTGCAGCAGGTGTTAAATCGGTTGCACCCGGTCCTCTGGGCTGAAGCCCAATAGAGTTACTGGCTGAACCTGCTGTACCTGCACCATCGGTAAAGTCAGAAGCATCTAGCTTCATAGTAGCTAGAAGTTCGTCAGAACCTGCGGTTGATACAGATTTAGAACCATTTACTGTGGTGTTTGCAGTATCAGCAGCACCGTGTAGTGCTGACTGTTTAAACCCACATAAATAACCAAGAACGTCTTGGTCATACTGGTCGGATAGTCGATAGGCTGCTCTATCACTCGCTAACGATTGAAAATTAACGTGCGAATGAGCTTCCTCAATATCATCAACCTTAAACGCAAAGTAGTTAGCTTTGTCGATTGTAAGGCTAAAGTCCTCATCGTCAAGGTCTTGAGGTGTAATAGTTGTACCTCTAGCATATGCCTTGACTGTTATTTCCGGCTCCTTAATGATTTTCACACTATCGCCCATGTTAGCAATCTCCCCGAAATAATCGGAGTTTGTAACTTGTTCCACAACAGATGACTTACGAAACGCAAGTTGCACCTGTTTGGAGTAAATGATAGGTGAAAAATTACCATTAGGGAGGTTGCCGTGACCGGCAGCAGACGTGAATGCCATCGTTACCTCCTTTAGCATTTAACAGATGTAAACTCACCAGACTAATACAGGGGCTGATTTGCAGAGGTGCATTAGCATCTAAGTTGCGCTACTTACATGTTAATGGGCTAGGCTTGTCAGGTAATCCGTAAGACTGACTGTTTTATAGTGTGATATAATTCACACAAGTGTGTATAGTTATACTTAAAAATAACTACTTGTCAACACTTTTTTTCTTTGGCATTTCAATAAAGTTCATATTCATACTGAAAGACCTACGTTCACCCTTCGTATAGAATGGATAAACGCAATGGAAAAGGTGTGATGGAAATACATAAAAGTCACCAACTTTAGGCTTAACAACAAAGTTAGTTGCTGTATATCCTGCAGATGTCCCATGTGCAAACTGTATATGTCCGTTTGCAGGGTGGTGGTCTTTATAGTCTTCTTCCCACTCCTCTTCTATTCCTTCTGGTAGTTTTAAATATCCTACACAAGACATTCGACAGCCTGTGTGAATATGTAATGGATTGTATTCGTTTTCAAATTGCCGTACAAACCAACCAGATACTATTTGTAATCCATAGTCAAATTTATCTGTATCAGGCTTTTTAGCACCCATAGAGTTACGAAAGTCTGTATAGGCTTGATACTGACCTATAAACTGTCCTAACCCCTTTTGTGCTATAGCAAGTATCTCTTCATCAAAGGCTAACTCTTCAGATACTTTACCTACCAGATTGTCTGCATAAGATTTTAACTTATCAGACATTTTACTATTTAACTTTTCAACCAACTCATACGGCATACGAAAGTATCCCATAGTAGGTCCAAATGGAGCAAACAACTCCATCTCTTTTTGTGGTTTATATATTATACTCATCTAGCTGACCCCGATACATCGTAAATAAATTTACCAGACCGTATGGCTTCCATAATCTCATCTGACTTTTTCTCGTATTCTTTTGCAGACATCTTTTGTACGTCAGATTCTTTTAAGTAAGAAGCTGTTGCGTCTTCTTGAGGTTTGCTACGAGCATTTTTAACCGCCACAGATTTTGCTGCATCTTTGTCCTTAGACTTAGGTGCAGACATTTTCATGTCAGCTTTGTATAAATCTATGGCTCTAGCTGCAGACCTTGCATCTGTTTCATTATCGTAGAGTGCATCCTGTACCCACTTAGGCTGTTCGTTTGCCCACTCGTGGAATGAATCACTCTCTCGTATATCACTAAAGTCTGGATGTAACTTTAACAGTTCAACTTCAGCTTTCTCTTTTGATGCAGATACATGCATTTCATCAATAGCTTTTATACGAGCTTCAAGAGCCACTGACTGCTCTTGTGCCTTTTTAGTGGCTATGGTTTCAACTATACCTGCTACATCAGGATACTCTTTAGTCCACGCTTCTATCTCCTCTTCGGATTTAGGTAGCTTCATTTCCTTACGTGCAGCTTCAGTCAACTGTCTTTCAAGGTCAGTTATCTTAGCTTTTAGTTCGTCAGCTTGTTTTTGCTGATGTCTCCGTAAGTCAGAGTATCTCTTCTTAAATGTTTTCTCTTCAGCAGAAGTAGGTTCTTGTTCCTCCTCCACTTTAGACTCTTCCTCGACAGACTCCCCTTGTTGAGCTTTGAGTAGCTCTTCAAGTTCTTGTTCATCGAGTTTTCGCTTTTCATCGTTATTGTATTTCCTACTAACGAATGCTGCTTTTTTTTGTTGTTTTGGCTCTTCAGCCATTACTGTCTCGTTCATTGAGTTCTCCTTCTAGGGTCATCGTAGCCAGTTGGGGGATGAGTAGCTAGTGACTGACAGATTAGCGCATACCGAGTCCGCGCCTTTGTGGTGCAGGTTGGGCAGGTCTACGTAAGTTTATTTGGCTTGCTATTTCAGGACCTAATATCTTACCTAACACTCTGCCTTGCTCTGTACCCATTAAAGAACGTATTAC